CACCCAAACCGTCCCCGTTTCCCAAACCCTCCACAAAAATTCACTTGCCCCAACACTACCCCCCATGATATAATTGCCCCAAAGGACAACCCTATGACACAAAACTTACCTGCTGAAACCTTACAAATTGCCCCTGAAGCCCTGGAAGTGGCCAACTGTTACCTGCAGCTACAAGATAGCAAACGTGTGGCGGATGAGCTAGACCTGCCTGCTACGTTGGTTACCGAAATCTTGGCCCGCCGCGAGGTCCGTGGCTATATTGACGCGGTATTCATGGATACCGGATTCAACAACCGTTTTCAAATGCGTGCTGCCATGGACGCACTAATCAAGCAAAAGTTTCAAGAGCTGCATGAGGCCGGAACTGGATCGACAAAAGATATTAGTGAACTGCTGGCTCTCAGCCACAAAATGTCAATGGACTTATTAGACCGTGAAATTCAGCTAGCCAAAGCACAACAGGCTAGTGGACCGCAACGGCAGGTTAACGTGCAGATTAATGAGGGCTTGGATGGAAGCAAATATTCACACCTTATTTCAAAACTTATTAGCGGAGATGTTGCCTAATGCTAGAAACCATTTGTGAAGTCATGCTGGATGCGTACCAGCGCAACTGGATTACCAGCCGCGATGGCAACTGCAGTATCCGACACCACGATCGTGACCACTTTTACATAACTCCAAGTGGCGTTCGCAAGCAAACCCTGCAGCCTGACCAGTTTAAAAAGATTGCGATCGTTAGTGGATACTATGGTCAACCGCCCCAGCTGTGGTATGGCCATGACGAGTTGAGTTACACTGACATTAGTGCAAAGCTGAAGCCTTCGGGAGAACTGCCACTGCACTTTGGCCTGCAGCGCCAAATCGTGGGTGATGTACGAGTGGTAGTTCACCTGCACCCCACCTATTGCATAGCTGCAATGCACCGTGGCATTGATCTCAGTACTATTTCACAATCATTTCCTGAACTCAACCGCTACACGCGCGTAGCGCCCACAGTTGGCGATGTTGCACCTATATCGCAAGAATTAGCAGATTGTTGTCACAAAAACTTGGGCTTGGACGGTGTGGGCAATATTGGTTATGATATTGTGGGTATTCGGGGTCATGGCGTTGTTGCCATTGACACCACTCCGTGGCGTGCCTACGAGCACATTGAGCGCCTAGAACATATCTGCAAGATTGTGCTTGCATCGGGGGCAGGATGCTAACAGTATCACGACCAGATGTTGAGTGCGATCACATTGTTGAGTTTGATGCTGGTGCCAGGTTTATTAAGCTGCCGATTGTAAACTACTTGAAACTGCTGGGCATTTACGAAACAATCAACAGACCCCAAATCGCACTAATCAATGCAGTCAACGACCCCAAGTACCGATTTGTTTGCGCTGCACTAGCTCGACGCTTGGGCAAAACCTATATTGCCAACGTGGTTGGACAACTGGTCAGCTTAGTACCCGGCTGCAATGTGCTTATCATGTCGCCAAACTATAATCTATCAGGCATTAGTTTTGAGCTGCAACGCAAGTTAATCAAACACTTTGACCTGGAAGTATCGCGTGATAACTTAAAGGACAAGATTATTGAGCTCAGCAATGGTTCGACTATTCGCATGGGTTCGCTGAGCACTGTTGACTCGTGCGTTGGTCGATCGTATGACTTGATTATTTTTGACGAGGCTGCACTAGGCTCGGATGGTGAAGCTGCGTTTAACGTCGCCTTACGTCCTACCCTGGACAAGCCCAACTCAAAAGCCATCTTTATTAGTACCCCTCGTGGTCGCAACAACTGGTTCTCTCAATTCTGGAATCGTGGTTTTGACCCCAACTTTCCTGAGTGGGTTAGTTTACAATCCGACTATTCGGAGAACACTCGCATGGCTGAATCGGATGTGGCTGAAGCACGTAAATCAATGTCACGTGCGGAATTTGAACAAGAATACCTTGCCAGTTTTACAGTGTTTGAGGGTCAGATTTATAGCTTAGCTCAATCCGATGTGGTGGAACCGCCGCCAGGCTTGTTAGGCGAAGCCATTGCTGGCTGTGACCCTGGTTATCGAGACTACACAGCATTTTGTGTTATTGTCTACCAGCCTGTGGAAGACACGTTCTGGATTGTAGACGAGTACTTGGAAAATGAAGCCACTACCGCCCAACACGCTGAAAGTTTCCGTGAGTTGTGCGCCAAGTGGGGTGTAGAAACAATCTTTATTGATTCGGCTGCTGCACAGTTTGCCTCGGACCTGGCCTACATCTACGACTTGGCTTCGACAAAAGCTAAAAAGGACGTCTTACCCGGAATTGCATATGTGCAAACACTGGTAGCCCAGGGCCGCTTAAAAGTAGCTCCTCATTGCACACATTCATTAGCGGTGTTTGACCAATATCGCTGGGATACCAAAGAAGGTTTACAGAAAGAACGTCCAAAGCATGACCAGTACTCTCACATGGCGGACGCGATTCGTTATGCTCTTTATACATATACTTTATAACCGGTTTTATATTTAATATTCAATTATACATGATTTAGATTCGGTCCGCAAGTCAAAACGTCCAAGGTGCACAAAAAATTATGGTATTGACATTTTTGTGCTAACCGGGTATAATACTAGTAATCTCAAGAGGTCCAATTAAAAAATGGCCAAGAACACAAACAAACGCATCCCAGTTAAGTGGGTTCGCGATCGTGCCAAGGCAGCGTACGATAAAAAAACCGAGTGCTTTGTCTGCGATACTGACAAAGACCTGGAACTTCATCATCTACATTCAATCACAATCTTACTAGAAACGTGGGCTGCGCGAAAAGGTTACGACATATCAACAGACGATGGCATTTTAGCTGTTCGTGACGAATTTATTGCTGAGCACCGCGTAGAGTTATACGACCAGGTTTACACCCTATGTAATCCGCACCATGTAGCACTGCACAGTATTTATGGTAAGGCTCCAGCAGTAGGTTCAGAAGCAAAGCAGCAACGCTGGATTGAAATACAGCGCGAAAAGCACGTTCATGGTGATAAAGCCGTTCCCGCTCAAACACACAACTCATTTTTCTCAAGATTTATTTAAGGGAAACTATGAGTTGGATAACAAAATCACAAAACTGGGTTCGTGAAAAGCTGAACCCAGCACAAACGCGTATTGCACAAGATGCAGGTACGCAAATTGGCACTGATGCAAAGATAACTTACTTCCAAAGCTTTCAAAAGTTGGAAGCAGTTAATCGTAGCGTTAGCCTGTTGGTTAACGCAGCAAGTAGCCTTGACTACGATATCAAAGATAAAGTACACGATGGCATCGTTGTAGGTATTCGTCAAAAGACATTAAATACGCTACTTAACTTTCGTCCAAATCCGTACCAGTCGGCACAAGATTTTCGTAGCGCGCTATTCACAGACTTTATCCTAGAAGGCAACGCCTTTGTACACTTTGATGGTACTTTTATGTACCACCTGCCAGCAGACAAAGTAGAAATCATGACCGATACAAAAACCTTTATAAAGGGTTTTCGTTACAACGGACTAGTAGATTTCAAAGAGTCCGAAGTTTTCTACTTCCGCGACTTAGCCAGTGATTCAATCTATCGCGGTAGCAGTCGACTGGAGTCAGCAGATCGCAGCGTGAAATTGCTATATTCAATGCAGACGTTTCAAGAGAACTTTTTTGACAATGGTGCTGTATTTGGATTAGTACTAACCACAGATAATACATTATCACAGGTTGCAAAAGAAAAGACTATTGCTTACTGGTTACAAAAGTACAATGTAAAGAATGGTGGCAAGCGTCCAGTTATCTTGGATAGTGGTTTAAAGCCACATCAGCTAGCCGAAACAAACTTTAAAGACATGGATTTTGATACTTCAATCAAGACTCATGGCGAAAAAATTATGCAAGCAGTTGGTATTCCACCAATCTTGTTGCAAGGCGGTAACAACGCCAACATCAGCCCTAACTTACGTCTGTTCTACTTAGAAACAGTATTACCAATTAATCGTAAGTTTATTAGTGCTATTGAGCGTTACTTCGGTTACGACGTAGAAGCTATTACCAGCTCCGTTAGTGCGCTACAACCTGAATTAAAAGACATTGCTGCGTACCATAGTACGTTAGTAAATGCCGGTATTATAACTCCCAACGAAGCTCGTGTAGAACTTCGTTACGAGTCAAAAGCTGGCAACGATGATTTACGAATCCCTGCAAATATTGCAGGTTCAGCCGCAAATCCTAGTACTGGAGGACGACCCGCCTCCGCTAAGGAATAACACAAAGGGGTATTATGGTAGATAAAAATAAGGTCCTGTTTTTAAACAGTTCTTTTACTAAGAGTGAACCTCTACCAACTGCTGACGGCAAAATTGACAGCGTAACCATCGAAGGCTACGCTTCAACCAATGACGTTGACAGACACGGTGACATTGTTCCAGCTGCGGTGTGGCAAAAGGGTATTGAGAATTACTTGAAAAATCCAGTAATTCTTGCTTACCACGACCACAGTGAACCAGTTGGAAGAATGACAGACCACCGCGTCGATGAGAAAGGCTTGTATGTAAAAGCAAGAATTTCTGCAGCAGCTGAGGATGTTTTCAATCTTGTAAAAGACGGCGTGCTAACCGCCTTTAGCATTGGTTTTCGTATCGTTGATGCGGAATATAATTCAGCCTTAGAGCTGTTTGTTGTAAAAGAACTGGAACTACACGAAATATCTGTTGTGTCTGTACCAGCAAATCAAAATACACTATTTAGTCTTTCTAAGGCGTTTGACACGGCCGAAGAATTTAAGAGTTTCAAAATGCAATTTGCTAACCCAAGCGACTCAGCTAAAGGGCTAGAAGCCTCCGGCGATGCAAAAAGCGATATCACAAAGGAATTGGAAATGACTCCAGAAGAACTACAAAAAATGTTGGCCGCTGCCGCTGAGCAAGCCACTAAGTCCGTGCTAGCTGCTCAAGAAAAAGCTGCTGCCGAAAAAGCTGCTGCTGCCGCAGAACAAGCTGACTTAGACGCAAAAATCAAGGCTGCTGTTGCCCTAGCAACACCAACCACAACCGGTGCTGAAGCACTAATGGCCGAAGTAGAGAAGCGTTTCGCTGCTCAAGCTGACGAAACTAAATCTGTT